GAGCTGCTATACAATACGTGTTTAAATTAGCTGAAAAAATGAGTGAAGAAAATTTAGATCTTGTTTTAGATTCAGTCACTGAATTTTCACAAATAGAAAAAAGAATTGTTAATTCTTTAAAAAACAAAAAGATGCAAGAGAAAGTTAAGAACTCGTTACAGACCACGTTTGCATCTTTAACATCATTAGGATGGTTGAAAGGTGTTGAAAAAGGTGCATCAGCAAATGTTGATATAAGAGATATGGCATCATTAAAAAATGTTGATGCAATAGTTGATTCTCAAATACAACAGGAAGAAGCATTAAAGCTTGCTGATAGAGTAATAAATAATATGAAAGAAACTCTGTTAGAATCTGGAGTTGATTTTAGTACAAATGAAGATGTCGGTAATATAATAAGAAAATTAGAATCTACTATAAGACGAACTCAAGGTGAGTTGATAAAAGATAAAGTAAAAGCAAAAAATCTTGTAGACGATACACTATCTGCAATTTTAAAAGATGAACGATCAGTAGATTTTACAAGCAAAGAATTTAATACATTAGTGTCTGCATCTTTACGACTAGACATGAACATAAAGCCTGATTTAAATAGAGGTCAAGCCATTGAAAAGATAGCTAAAAGAATTAATGAAGCTCTTCTTGATCGTGTAAAAAGTATAAACGAAAATAAATTTGATCTTAACTACAAAAAAAATATGAACGTTTTGATTGAAGATATGATGGAAGGTAGAATATTAAAGTTTTATTCTGCAGCTAAACTAGGTTACAAAGATTTTGATGAAGCCATGTTAGCAGAAAACAAAACTGTAAATGTATTACCTTTGTTAAAAAGTCTTTACGCAAAATCTGAAGAATTTACAACAAGTAAAACTTCGTTAGGTAAATATTTTACTGCTCAAGGTAAATTTTTAAGCGGCCCTTTGGCTAACACATTAAGAAAATCTATAAAAGAAATGGGTGTGCGAACTCTAAGAAGCAAGTTTAGTAAATCAACAATAGAAAAACTTTTAACCTTACACAGACAGCCGACTGTTAAAAATGCAACAGGTGACACTGTAGAGAATCCAAAATTTATATCGGAAGATGCTGATGAATTAGATTTAGCTATGTACTATTCTGATTCTGAAGAAGATACACTAGAAGCGTTTTTAGCTTTACCTAGTGAGGTTATGGATTTGCAAGCAGCTTTTAGAAATAACGCTTTCAAAACAAACAATCCTGACCTTGCACGTGAAATAAAAAGTTTTGAAACCGAGATAGATGACTTAATAAGAAAGTCAGCAGGTGATTTACAGAACATGCAACAAGACGCAAAAAATATATACAGATCAAATGTATTTGACAGGACAAGAGGAAACGGACCTTTAACAGTTTATAATAAATCTAAAAGTGATGTCATACCGTTGTCAACTACAAAGGGAGAAAAAGAAGCTACGGATACACGTGCTGTATTTGCTAAAGAAACACCTTCACAATTGTTTGATCCGTTAATAAAAGATATACAAAGTTATATAAAAAGTCCTACAAATCAGTTAGAGAAAAGTATAATAAGACACAAGTCAAACATATTTACTCAATTATCAGATAGAAAAAACTTTGATGAAGTTTTTGATTTAGATGATCCTGATTCAAAAGAAGCCTTTGATGTAATTAAAGAAGCTATAAACGGAAGTGTTTATACAGACTGGGGAGATTCTATAGTTAAATCTATAGAGAATGTTAGTCCTAGAGCAAAAGTAATTTTAAATAATCAAAAGGGTGGATATAATTTTAATGATATGAATATTGATAAACTTAACGAATTAACAGAATTGACTAGAGTTAAGGTAATAAAAAATGGAGAGCCTGACACAGAACCTCTTATAGATTTTGCAAAATTAATTAGTGATCAAAAAGATATTGTTAGACAAATGAAAAGACATAAAGTTCTTCAAGATCAATACGCAAGATTTAAAATTAAAATAGATAACAGATTAAAAACAGCAGGAAGTGGTATAAGAGATAGTTTAGCTATTGAACAAGATTTTATAACAAGGTTAAAGAAGATTGGTAAGTTTACAGATTCAACTCAATTTTTTGATAACTATGTAAAAAATGGAGACGTTTCAGGTATACGACAACTAAAGTCCGATCTTATGAAACTTGGAGCAGAAAATTTAGATATTTACGAAAAACAAGTGGATGCTGCTATAACGAAACAAGTCATAGAGGGTTTATTATCTCTTGGTGAAAGAAAAATTGTACCAGATAAATTCATCACTAAAATAGATGGGGGTAGAAGTTCAGTATTTGCGTATGAAAAACCAGAATTAATTCTTGAAGCTTTAGAAAATCCTCAAACAAGAGAAGTGCTTGATGAGGTTATGAGTCAAGATCATATTAAAGATTTATCAGCGTTAATGAAATATTTAAGAAATACAGCAGGGGGAAGAGGTGAGTATTTAGACGCTGCAAATCCACCTTCAGGCTTGAGAAAAGCTGTGTTTACTATACAAGAAGCTTTAAGTAGGATATATAACTTGGCTAGAGGAATGGTTAGTCCTGCGTATGTTGGATCAGAGTTTGCTATAAGAGTATCTCTAAACGCATCTATGGATATGGTAAAAATGGCAGCAGGAGATCCTGACGCTGCAAGAGTACTAAAGGATGTATTACTTTATCCTGAACAAATGGACAAAGTAAAACTAGATGAATTTCGTATACTAATGACTGATTTTCTTGTGACAGAACTTGCTCGTGCTGATGCAAGAGAACTTCCATCTTATTTGGAAGAAAAATTTTTTGATTAAGGAGAACTAAATGAAAATGTATAACAACGGACAACGCCCACAAAAAATGTACGGTGGTGGTATGGCTATGAGAAAACCTATGATGATGGGTGGACTCGCTGAAAAGAACAGAAGTCAAAACACTATGACACCCAAAGCCAAAGACTCAATGGGCATGATGACTGAACAGAAGAAGTTCGGTATGGGTTACAATCTTGGTGGTGCGATTAAAAAGTTTGAAAATAAAAGCAATGGTGGTAAGCTTACAGGCAAGAAAAAAGAATTGGCAGCAATGTACGGCAATCCAAATGAGATAACACGTGGCGACATAATTACTGCGGCCAAAAAGAAAAAGAAATCTTAAATATAGTTTCGTGAACCACTCATTATATCATCAGCACTCTTCCTCAAGTACCGAAGCAGTGATGCAACCTGACTTGTGCCACTATACATAGGCAACCCAGTATTCAATTCTCGTTCGAGATCGTCAGGGGTAACTGCTTCGTAGTTCATCTCCACATTCCCCTCTTTATTTAAAAATACTTCTAATGAAAATAGTTTCGCTTTAGTTTTTGATATCATGGCAAGGACTCAATTGACTTATCTGTAGGTTATAACAATCAGCCTTGAATGTATAGCCGTTGTTATAATCAATATCCCCTTTTCTGTATAGGGTGGCTTCTTTGTAAAAGCTCTGTTTGGATATGCCACCAAGAATCCAAGCTTTAGTTAAATCTGTAAGTATGCGAACAAACACATACGCATCACAATCTTGTTTAGTTCCATGCAACGCTACGGAACAATCATAAAAAGGTTTAGGCTTAGAGTTACAACGCTTGGTCTTAACATCTATTCTCATCCCATCCTTCACAAGATCGTAATCGTATGTATTCATCTGCTCTGCTTCAATACTATCAGCAACGATTATCTCACCTATCGCACCTACAACGTTGCTAGTGCCACCTGTAATACTTCCCTGCAATATGCCCACAGTAGAAGCTTTTTCCCTCGCACGGTTCATATAATCGTCATTGATCGGTATCTCTATCATTAGCTTGAACTCAAGTCCACGACTTCACAGGCATCTGCTGTACAGGCTAACTCACGAGATCCACTCGTATTATCTTCCTTTTCATACATAGAGAACTTAGTCCAGTCGAGTGACGATGGTACACGCCCATTCCATTCGAGATATTCATCTGCATCTATGTCCTGATAAGGAGCTTGTTGGTAGGTGTGATCAGAGAATGGTAAGAATGATACCCCTGATGCAATATCAAAGTTCTCATACAACCACGCACCCACTTCCATCCATTCACTTTCTTTTACAGAAATAGTAACAGACGGTTTGTGTTCACACCAATAAAGTGCATAGACTTTCCATAACTCTAGTTGTTCTATTGCACTCATCTCTGTCCTAGTGATAGCACCACTAGGGGATTTCATTGGAAACGAAAAGACAGTAACACTATCAGGTTTTGTGATATCAGGTTCAAACGGTATGTTCTCCTCTTTCATGAATTGTGTAAGTGGATCTTTGTTATCACCACGTACAGTTCTTACATAAAAAGGATTGTGTCTAGCGTGTATACCTGACGCTGAATCAGTGAGTTGCGATACAGTACCACTTGGCTTTACACATGTAATAGCCGTGCTTCTTGGTATGCCAATCTTCTCTGCATACTCTTTGTTTGTATCTACTGCAACCTGTTTCATTTCCTGTAACCAAACCTTTGAATCTGTCTGTCTAGCCAACACATAATTATCCATGATACCAGTTAATGAAACACCTAGCAAGCGTTCTTCTTCAGTATTTGTTTTCCATATCTTTCGTAAGTATTTTAAATCTGTAAGAGTAGATTGAAATGTACCCAAGATAGTTGCAATCCTTACTTTGGATCGTAAACTTAACAGGTCATCATTCTCACGAACTACAACTTCAGATAGATTACAGAACTGATACGGTCTAAGTATAATCTCACTACATGGATTAGTACCCCACATATGTCCTGTCTGTCGTCTACCATTCTTAGCAACTTGATCATCTGCAGCCTTACGGTTGAACATACCACGTTCACCTGACTTAGACTCATACAAGGCTAACCATTCTCTCATGTAAGTTTCCATACTTGGCTTACCTTTGTATGCTACAGAGTTGTTAGCTAAAGATCGTTGTCCTTCGTTTTCCCACCATTGACCTGTCTTAGCGTGAGCCATTTGATCATCGTTCAGGTTAGATAGACT